CTCTTCTGGAATATAATCGAAATCTATTAGTGTTTGGTTTCTTTGAAAATTACGATATATTTCATCGCCCATTTCTTCTCTTAGGTTATCTACATTCTCTGCCCAACAATCTATCTTAGCTTGACGTAATTGGTTTTGATGTTGTTCTGTAATAAAGGTATCATCTGGAGATAATACATTTGGAACACCATCACCCGAATCCCCACGACATACGTGATTCCATTTATATAATCTAGGATTAGAATCACTAACTAGTTTTTTAGTTGCTGGACTAAATTGTTTTACGTTACTAAATTTTTGTAATTGTATAAAATCTTTATCAGAAGATATAATCATAACTGGTTCATGTAAACCAAATTCTTGTGTTTGCATTGTAAGCGTAGCAATAATATCATCTGCTTCACATTCATCTAAATGTAACACCTTCCACGGAAAGTTATCTTTTATTTCTTCCCTTAAATCATTTAGGGTTGTAAAAATAAGATTCCAATCTAACTCTGACGCCGATCTATTCTTTTTACGATTACCTTTATACTCTGGAAAGAATTGTTTTCTCCAAGAGTTAAATCCATCGCATGCTAATACCATTTGCCCATATTCATCTCTATATTTTTTGTTATACATTCTTAAAGTATTTAAACAAATATGGCGTATTAGTTCTGGATCGTCTATTCTTTGTACAATAATACTTGCCAAAGCTATTTGGCTATAATCTACTATAATCATTCATCATCCTCCGGGGGAAATTCAAAATCAGGTTCGAACGTTATTTCAAAATCCCTTTGAGGTTCTTGTTCTATTGCTTTAGATTTTACATAAGCAGTATCTAATTGCTGTTGAAGGTCGTGTGGTATACCTGCAAATCTCATAAACATTGCATTTATTAAATTAACTATAGCGTGCATATCCCTAGCTTCTACTCTTTCCGCATCTCTAAAATCCATATTATGAAATACGGAACCTTCCATAGCTTGTAACTCACCTTCCATTAATTCAAGCATATAGACTGCTGTATCTACAGATTCATTTGTAAGATATTCTACTGCTTCTCTGGATTCTTTTAATTTTTCTGTTAGATCATCCTTTACATTTGGAAAGGGAATAACGTTATCTTTGTATTTTTTATTCATAATGCATATTATACCATATATTACACTGCTTGTAAACCCCTAATTTGTACATTTCTAGGTTGTCTAAAATCTGCTTTAGGTAATATCATTTGTTCTTTATTAGTGTAAAAGTAGAATTTTACTTTAGATTCCTGATGTCTTTCTGTTAGCCATTTATACATACTAGTTCTCCATCCTTCTAAAGTTAGTTCTACACCATGTTCTTGGTTGGATCTTCCAACAATTTTATGTGTCGAGCTTGATACATTATCTTGGAACATAGCATCCATTCCATATATATGTATTTGCCCTACATCTTGATACTTGTTTAGAATTACATCGTGTGCATATTTCATAGCTAATAATCCAGTACTCGAAGATATACGATGCATAAAAATTCTTTTATTAGAAAATTGTTTTAATTGTTCTGGATGTTTCCTAGCATACTTAGTAGCTCTTTGGCCTAAAATCCAAGTATATTGATCTAATTTTGGTGGTTCTTTTTCTTCTTGATAGAAGTCACCGCCGTTGCCATAATCCAAAACACCAGTACATAGGAACTTTAGAAATCTTCCATCGGTCATACAAAGACCATGTACTTTGTTTGGGGATATATCGTAAGCGGGAATGTTGCATAAAAGCAGTTCTCCTTTTGGGTTGGTTTCTTTAAAGATTTTTTTTGATGGGCCGTTTGCCAGTACGTTTACTCGCATTTTAAATTTTTAACAGCGTTACTCCCTATTCGACAATTAACTATACCATTATAGTAATCATCAGATAATAATACATCACGGGCAAATTGTTCTTTTGCCTCCATGTAAGCACACTCTCCTTTTGTTTTACATAAATGTAGTATTTCTCTATAAAATACATCCCCGGAGGTTTCTAGTTCTTCGACGAGGTGCTTGTTTGAACCGTAATATTCTTTCCAATTAGATTCTACAATAGATCTTCTTTTTCTCTTTTTGCCTTTCAAAGGTGGAAGAGTTTTCTTACTCCAGAAGAATTTCTTTCCTATATATTTGCGACCAGTAACCCGATTTGTTATCATATAAACAAATCCATAGTAATCATCTGTGCTAAAATTTTCGGGTGGCTCGTATTTGACGCCTTGATATATCCAATCCATAATAGTATTTATACATCGAAATCAAGCTCATCTTCTACTACTTCTTCAGCCATTTCTCCACAATGTGGGCAATATCGGGGTGGACCATCTTCTTCTGAAACTATTATATCGGATATTTTGAAGCAATATCCACAATCGAATGTAAACTCAGGCATTTTCTATTAGAGCCTTAAATTCCGTATATCCACCTATCTTTTCGCCATCGACGATAATTTGGGGAAAGGTTCTTGCTCCTGGAAATTTCTCTAACATTTCTTCTCGGTTAAAATCTACATCTAACATAAACTTTGTATATTTGTGATGCGATTCCTGGACGAATTGTTGTGCAATTCTTTCTGCCATGTCACAATAAGGACATTGTGGTTTACTATATATTTCTATAATCACGATCCAACCCCCATTTGTATTATTTTAAATGTCATTAGCATCATTCCTAACATAAACACCTGAATGCAAGAAGCAATGGCTACGATTGCTAAAGACTTTTCAGCCCACCATTTTCCTTCCGTGTCATTCCATTTTTTTATAGTCTCTGGACTAGCATCCGGAAATTTAAATTGTATTCTTAATTGTTCCGGGTATCTATCAATAGGTTTATCTTCTATTGGTCTTTTCCAAACGTCTTGTTTCATAATTCTACCTCTATGAATTCTGATAATGTTTTAATTTGTTCTTCCGTTAACATGCCAGCCTGCGCCCACATTGTTGAACTCATCGGTCCGATCGTTTCTTTGTTCTTGTAGGAATTAAGTCTGTCCGTGATATACCCGGCAGACTGTCCTGAAAGCTTTGGAAAGGCACCAATCCCTCCGCCATCTTGTCCATGGCAAGCTGCACATCCACTCCATAACCCACGCACTGAACTAAATGGGTCTCCAGCCGCTTCCGCTTGTTTGGCCTTGAGTTGTTCAACGACTGTGCCGTGTTCTTTGATATATTCTTCATAACATTCTCCTGTACAACTACTATTTCTTGGGTAGCCTTTATATTCTAATTCTGGGTATATTACAGTCGCAAAGAACCCACTGAATGCCAAGCATCCAAATAAAACTAATCCCAATTCTTTCATTTTGTTTTATAGTGATAATCCTGATAGCGTATTTTGGTCAACATCTTGTTTAACACCACCAACAACATAAGAAGTAATTTCTGTTTCTTGTGGTGCGACCTGTACATTACCACCGCCGATCCATTTCTCTGTCCATGGTAGCGGATTTAATTTTGGTACAGAATATGGAGAGACTAAACCTATAGCTCTCATTCTTCTTGCACCAATCCATTCTATATATTGGCTTAATATTTGTTCGTTTAATCCAATCATTGAACCATCTTTAAATAAGTATTTAGCCCATTCTTTTTCTTGCTCTATAACCTTTACAAATAAGTCTGTAGCTTCTTTTTCTTTTTTCTTAGAAATCTTTACATAATCATTATCTTCTTTTAAAAGATTTTTAATTATTGTTGTTGTACCGGCAAGATGTACGTTTTCATCTCTTGCAATAAATTTAATTATCTTTGCATTACCTTCCATCTTTTTTAGTTCCGCGAACGCCCACGAGCACGCGAAGGATACATAAAATCTTATACCTTCTAAAGCATTTGCAGATAACATACACATCCATAAATTTTCTTTATTTGGTTTTTCTATAAGTGCATCGTAATATTTTCCAATGTCATTTCCACATTCTAGTATTTCTTTTATATCTAGCATAGAATCAAATACAGTAGAAGGATTAGGGTAAATATTCCTAATGATATGAGTATAAGATCGGCTATGAATAGTCTCAGAGAATGACCAAGTTTCGATCCAGTTCTCAACTTCTGGTAAACTAGCGATAGGTAAGAACGCCAGATTGGGAGCTCTGCCCTGAACCGAGTCCAATAATATTTGCCTCTTGAGATTACTAGTAAAAATATGTTTTTCATGTTCTGTTAGGTTATCGAAATCTTTTTTATCTTTCGATACATCTACCTCCTCCGGTCTCCAAAAAAAGCTTAGTTGTTTATCCGTCATTTTATCTAATGCTGGATATTTTAAAATGTCAAATCTTTGTATATCTACACCTTCATCAAAAAACATTGTTTTCTTTAAATGTGATTGTTTGTTCTTTTTAAGTACGCTCATATTACGCATGCCTCGCATTCTTCTTCTTCGTATCCTGACATAACATCTGCAGCGTCATCTACCGCTGAAGGTAATTCGTCTCTTGGATGATATTCTACTTTCATTTCCCCTGAACCATCATGCGTGTTAAAATAATATAATTGTTTAATTCCAAATTTATATGCAGTGACTAAATCTTTAATCATTTCTGACATTGGAACTTTATTGTCTTCAAAGTGTTCTGGGTTATAAGATGTGTTGACAGATATTCCTTGGTCTATATATTTTTGTAATATAGCACATATTTTTAAATATCCATCTGGACTTTTCTGATCCCAGAGTAAATCGTATTTATTTCTTAGATGATGATAGCCAGGAACTACCTGTGCCATTACGCCGTCTTTAGATTGTTTATAACTAACTAAAGCACGCGGCGGCTCTATCCCATTAGTACTGTTACTAATTTGAGCGCTTGTTTCTGCTGGCATTAATGCCATGAGAGTTGAGTTTCGAATCCCGTGTTTTTGGAGATCAGTTCTGAGCTCGCTCCACGGCATACGTTCTTTATGCTCTATAAGATTATCTATCGCTCTCTTATATGTATCAATCGGCAAGTCTCCAGACGCATATTTTGTCTGATTATTTAGTAAACAAGCACCTTTTTGTTTAGCTAATTTAACTGAAGTTTTAATTAAATGATAACTCCATGCTTCTGCATATTCATCTATAACCTTAAATGCAGATTCGTCATATTTTAGACCACGCTTAGCTAAGAAATAAGCTAAATTAATAATACCTATTCCAAGTGGTCGTCTTCCCATTGTACCATTTTCTGCAGCTATAATAGGATAATTTTGGTAATCTAATAGTTCATCTAATCCACGAACTGCTAAATTACAATACTTTTTAAATTCTCCAGGGTGATTAATTAATCCCCAGTTAATAGCTGATAAAGTACATAAAGATATTTCACCATTTGGATCGCTAGCGTAATCTAATGGCTTTGTTGGTAAATCTATTTCACAACACAAATTACTCATATGAATAGGAGCTTCTTTTGCGTTAAATGAACCGTGGTCGTTTGCGTGATCCACGTTCATAATATATATTCTTCCTGTGTCTTTTCTCTCTTGTAGTAGTTGCTGAAATACTTCCAGCGCTGGTAATGTTTTCTTTCTAATGCTATATGCACGTTCATACTTTTCATATAGTTCTTGGAACTTATCTTGGTCATTATAAAATGATTCATATAAGCCTGGTACATCATTTGGATCAAAGAAAGTAATATTACCACCAGATAATAATCTTTCATACATTAGTTTGTTTAACTGGAATGCATAGTCCATATGACGCACTCTGGTCTCTTCTGTTCCTTTATTGTTTTTCAATACAACTAAATCTTCGAACTCATAATGCCATACTGGTAAATATACGGTCGCCGCTCCCCCGCGTACGCCCCCTTGCGAGCACGACTTAACTGCAGCTTGAAAATACTTTAAAAAAGGAATTAGGCCTGTGTGAACGATAGACCCATCACCAACACGTGCACCAGCGGCTCGTATGGAGCCTGCACCGATACCTATACCGGCTTTCTTACTTATATAGCGAACAATGCTAGTACTAGTAGCATTAATGGAATCAAGAGAATCTCCGGATTCAATGAGTACGCAAGATGAAAATTGGCGCGTAGGCGTTCGTACTCCAGCCATAACCGGAGTCGGCAACGAGATATAAAATTGGCTAATCGCGTCATAATAATCTTTAACATATTTTATTCTTCCTCCATTATAATTAGCAAAAAGAGTTGCCGCAATCATCATGTACAATATTTGTGGAGATTCGTATAACTCTTTTGTTCTTCGGTCTTGAACTAAATATTTTCCTCTGAACTGTTCCATACCAGCATAGGTAAATGTATCATCTCTATCATGCTTAATATAGTTATTTAACTCTTGGAATTCCTCTTCAGTATATCTATCTAATATTTCAGCATCATAAACTCCTCTTTCAATATTTCTTTCTATAACTTCTTTTAGTGGCCAAGGGGTATATTGTCCATAAACTTCTTTACGAATTTTATAGGATACTAGCCTTGCTGCTACAAATTGATAATTAGGAGTTTGCTCTGATATTAGTTCAGCTGCAGATTTAATTAATAGTTCATGTATATCATATGCTGGAATTTTATCATATAATTGTATATTAGCACGTAGTTCTATTTCGGACATAGAAACGCCCGTAATATCTTCCACGGCCCATTCGAGCACTTTATGTACTTTATCTAAGTCAAATTTCTGCTGTGTTCCATCACGCTTAGTGACATTAATTTCCATGACATTTATCCCATTCATAATTGCATATTATACCACAAACCAACCGGTTTGTAAATCTATTTTTTAAGTTTTTTTTCTAATGCTTCAATGCGTTTGGATAGTTCTTCGTATCCATCGAAGCATTCCATAGGTATTGGAGGGTGGGCTTTATCTTCTAAAGCTTCCAATCTTTCAGCTATGAGTGGGTATTGCTTTTTGAACTTAGACTCGGTTTTAGCTAATTCAAGGTCATACTTTTCTGCAAAGTAATCCATGAATCGGTTTACTTGTTTTTGAAACCATATACCGAGTGCTGTATTTTGAAACCATGAATAGAAAGAACTTCCTATTATGGAACTAAGAATAGACTTAAGTGAAAGAATTAACAACCAATACATTATTTACCCTTTGCTAAATTTTCTAATGCTGATACATAGTTTGGCATACCATGATCGACAATTGCATCAAAAAACTTAAATCTTTTCCAGGAGTTAATTACTCCGTAGAATTTATCTGCGAAAGAAGGTAAGCCTCTTTCACCAAATCGATTAAAATAAATCATTTCTCCATGATGTCTGAATCCTAACCATGCTGGTGGAATACGACAAACTATATCATTATTGTTCATAAATCTATAGTGAGGACATTTGATATTTTTAACAAATCTTGGTCCACCAACTCTAGGTGACCCAAAAGTAAATAATTCGTGTGGTTGGTATCGGGTAGCTGAAATGGTTGCCATTGCCGCACCTAATGAATGACCAGTCATATAAACATCTTTACGTACTTTTAATTGGTCATTATGTTCTAATTCTTTTACTATATCCATCCATAAGTCATTGACTTCTTGTTGGAATCCGCTATGTACTTTTCCACCGGCTCTTGCTGCATTTCTAAATACTTTTAAATCAGCCATGACATCGTTTAGTTTAGAAGGTTCTGTTCCTCTAAATGCAAACCATAAATCGTTACGGTCTTTGGCTACTAAACATTCTGCACCATCTCTGGATATTAATTTAGCCCAGGGAAATCCCATTTTCTTACATGCTGCAACTGCAGCTTTTTCGGATTTGTAAGCGTGCATGGATAGTTTAGCTGCTACGACGGCTCTATCCCAGTCGCTTAATTGTTCTTTCATTCTAGTTGTTGTCATCTTTTACTTTTACTCCAATCGCTTCAGCTTGGTCATCGCTAATAGTTACATTCCTATAGTATACAATAACTTCGCCTAATTGATTAATATATCGTTTAATTTCTTGAGTATTAAAAGCCATTAGCTCATAATCATCAACTGTCATGGCAAAAAATACAATGTCTCCACCATGGTTCTTTTTTATATCATCGATAAACTTATCGAGATATGTATACCCTTCCGGATATAAATCTTCTCTACCTAATTTACAATTTCTTTTTTTAGTCTCTGGGTCTTTTAAACAATTTTCTATTATTACTGAATCAGAAACTACATACCATTTTGGTTCTTTTAAATCAATTGGTCTAGGTAATACTGGTTGTACAATATCTATCTGTACAGGTTTAGTTATAACCTCTACTTCACGTGGTATTAAACTACAACCACTAATCGTTAAGAGCGCTAATCCTAGCGCTATCATTTTCAATCGCATCAAATGCCTCTTTTGTTTTATTATTGGCTCGTGTTTCTATCATTCCTGGTTTAGCACTTGCCAACTTAGAAAGATTATGCCTTCTAAATATATCCATGTATTCAGCCATTTCAACTTCATACTGTTGATTTCTCACTTGTAAACCGCTAAGTTCTTTACCAGTTTTTTCGAGATTGTTCTTTATTGCTTCGATAGTAGCTTTTTGTTCAGCATCTCTTACTTCGTATGCTTTATTTAATTCTACTAATTCTAAATTTTTATTATATAGAAAATATCCGCCTAATGATAAGGCGACTATAATGCCCATTAACACTTTACTAATCATTATTTATCTTTCTTCTTTCCCTTCGCCTTATATCCGCTTGCGAATGCTGCTTTCCTTTGCGCATCGCTTTTAAATCCTTCTTTCTTAGCTTCTTTAGCAGCCCTTCTAGCTAAGATTCTTTCTACAAACTTTTTACCTTCTTTGGTTCTTCCATCGTACATAGATTTCTTAACTCTATCTTTATGTTTCTTGTGTTTGTCTTTGGGCATCATATCAGCTGGCATTGCAATACCACCAGCACCGACAGAATTTGCTGCTGCGTCTTCCCAATGCTTTAAATATTCTTTAAATGAGCGTCTCATCTTTTTATATCCTCGTTACTTATATATAATTCTTGTTTCGTTAAAACGTGTTGAACCTTATAAATATTATTTCCAAGAAAACTAGAATATGGTTCTGTGTGTTCTAGTACTCTAACCTTTGAATTCTTTTTAGCTATAGCTTCTCCAGTATTCATAGAAACTACATCTTTTGTTAAACAATATACTCCAGGATTTAATCTGTCGTTTTTTATAAACCACTGGCTTTCTGTTATATCGTCTTCTAAATTACCATCTAAGGCTTTAGTTATTATCTCTTCTATCTTTTCTTCGCTCATACCTGTATGTTCTTTAATCAGAAATAAGGCAGCTGCGTAAGAAGCAATTTTAGTTTTTCCACCAGGTATTAATTGTAGTAATCTTTTTACGTTAAAGACTAACCTATGAAAAATAGTATATGCAGATTTCTCTTCGCTAGTTTTTAGCTCTTTTGCTTTTTTTAAATTACGCCCACGCTTATCAACAATACCTAATTTATAAGCTTCTAACTTTTCCCAGGGCGTAGTAAGAAGCTTTAGAAATCTAAAGGCATATCCTAAATCTGCTGCTCTTGATAATATTGACACTATATTTTCCTAAGTCTTTCTACAATTAGAGGATCTAAAGGAACCTCTACTTTTTCGCTCTCTGGCAAATAATTTAAAAATACTAAGAATGGCTTGATATAATGCCAGTGTGATTCATCAATCTTATACCAAATCATTTTGTTAGCAGCAGGTATACCGAATACATTATAAATCACAATTAAGTGATTGAGAATTAATCTCTCTTGTAGATCCTCGGCTTCTTCGTATCTTCGAAGTAACCTTTTTAGATATTTAAATCTTGCAAGATCTTCATCAAACTCTGATGCATCTATGCATTCAGGGTTATTGTAATGTTTTGCTGCAAACAGTTTAAAGTTCTTAGCATTTAGCTCTTCAAATATTTTCATCATATAACTATCTATGATAGCTTAATTAAGTCTCTAATATAAACTCTGTTGATTTATTTAGGAAGTTAACTTCCCATTTAGGTTCCATACTAATAAAACAAAAATCTACTAGTCCTTTATTTTCGCCTTCTAGTACTTTCCATAACCAAACGCCTCCGCCTGGTTTTACCCTTTTATCATTAGCACCAATCATATCGAAAGCTGCAGATAGTCGATCGAGTGCGCCAAAGAAATGACCATACTGAATCTCTTCACTCTTAAATACTTTTTCGTATTTCTTTTTAAGATCTTTCATATCTTTTGCTAAAACCATTCTAGCGTTAGGTTTATCTTTATATGGTTTTATACCAATACCTAATACTTGTACTTTTCCGCCATAAACATTTTGATCTTTAATACCATAGTTTTTAGCAGAACGTCCAGAATGAATTACATTTACTTTCATGCCAGCTTTTAGTTTGGCCATAGATACTTTGCCTTCAGCTAAGAATCTTTGTTCGTTTCTAAATTCCCCAAAATATTTCATTAGTCGGTCTCTTTATCTGCTTTGTAGTTTTTGTCGATGTAATCAAAGAATTCTTTTTTCTTCTCTTCATCTTTAAAATCTGCAGGTGATTTAACACCAAACTTTTTCATAGCAGCTTTAAATACCTTTTGGTATTCTTTTTGTTTATCTGATAGTTCTTCGATTGGAAGATTTATATATCCGTTCTCTTTATCCTCTTCAGGAAGTACCTGCTTAGATTCTAATAGATCAGGATATAGATCTTCTACATCTTCGTCATCCATTAGGAAAGCATCTGACTTTAAGAAAGCCAAAAGCATTTTCTTGTCTCCAGTAACATCAGCTGTTGTTGAACCAGTTTGCTTAAACTTGATTTTAAACTTTTTTTCTAACTTTTTTGTTAGATCTCTATCGCCAATATAATCTATATCTAAGGTTGCTTTACCTCTTCCTGGCTTAAGCTTTTCTTCAATCTTATGCATATAATCTATAGAGATAGTTTCTTCCTTCATTACTGATCCGTCTTCTTTCTCTCCAGACTTTTTAACTTTGTGCATAGCCTTGAATTTTTTCTCGCCTTCTGGTCTTGGTTCTTCAACCTCTTGGAGCTTGGATAAATTCTTAAACGCAAATCCTTCAGCTTCATTCTTTCTTCCGAAAGCTTTTAAAACATTCCCTTTTGCGTCTACAACTTCAAATTGACCATCTTTATTTTGTTTGACATAATCACTTACGTCAACTTTTTTACCTTCTAAAACATCACTGACAGTCTTAGCAATGCTTTGGGTAATATCGTCGTTAAACATATTTTGCATAATAGTATACCTCTTTATTGCATTAATAACATTCCAGTTATAGCTGTTGCAGCAGCTGCCATGACTATCCAGAACATTTTGTTTATTATATTTACAGTTGAAGCATTAGCTTCTACTTTCTTTTCTAAAGCTTCCACTTTATTTATAACATTTTGAATCTGTTCAGATTGTTGTTTACTGAAAGATGTAAGTGTTATAATCTTTTCTTCCGCACGTGCAAGAGCAATAACGGCATCCGCCATCTTATCGATCTTCTCGTCAATACGATCAAGTCTAGCAGCTAATGCTTGTCTTTGTTCTTCAGCTGTTAATTTGCTCATATCTAATTAGCCTCACTTTAAGATTGTTTTTGCCTTTTATTAAACGATGATATTCACTACCCATAATATGAAATATCATCCCCGGTTTTAAAGCCCATGGTAAACAGTTTTCGTATTGAAAACACCAACCATCGCCTTCTAATATTTCGCATTCACGATCTTCTAAATCGCGGTGCCAAACATATTCTTCATCATCTTTCGAGATGTCGAATTCTCTTATATCGCCTTTATCTAAATAAGGCTTACCAAAAATAGTCTCCGCCACCTTTTAACCCCAGCTCTTTTGCGTATTGCGGTAATCTACAAGCCCAATAACCTGCAGATAGTTTATCTTTCTTTGCTGGACAATTATGTCTATCAGAGAATGCTTTAGCTCTTTCTCTGTTATTAATCTTAGCATTTCCGCCAACAAAGTCCTTTTCATTACCAAAGTTTATTTTCTTAACATTGCCAGTTGAAGGATCTCTTACATAAACCACAAACTTTTTAGGATCGTCTGGTCCACTTCGTTTTGGTTTGTTTAGTTCTGGTTCTCCTTCCAGCAAAGGAGTTTCTAATGGATAAGTATATCCTTCGTAAACTCCAAATTCTTTTTCTGCGAATCTATACATTATTTTCTTAACTTCCACATATAAGATTTGTTTTTTCCTTGCATCTTTTTAGTGATACCATATCCTGCCATTTTAGCTAAAGCCTGCATTTTAGGCCAACTCTTTTCAAAGTTACCTTTTACTTTATCATCAATAATATCATCTTTAATTTTAGATATTATAGCATCTAATATATTTAGATCACTAGCTACTAATTTTTCTTCTAGTGGATCATTGTGAGCAACAACCATACCAACCTGGTTAATTAAAGATGTTATAACTGGAGTTGGAAGTGTTTGTAAAAGTTGCATTTGTTGTTTAGTTAATCCTTTAACTTTTTTTATTTTCTTCTTCCAGCTGGATATAGCAGTCATATCCTTTTCGCTTAATTTCTGTTGCTCTTTAAATGTCTTCATTTTGCTCTAGACGCTTGTTGTATTGCCTTTAAAAGTTTAGGTAAGTCTTGAGAATGGATTTGAAAATATCCGCCTCCACCAGAAGAATTTACAAAACTTATAGCCATTCTTTTGTTTAAATTAACTTGTATTCCCATGCCTTTTTTTGACCCAAGCGCATACCTAGTAATTTGTATTCCATCTTTATCGTAAAGATCAGTAGCTTCTTCTAGTGTTTCGTAATGTTCGCCATCATTTCCATTTTGTCCTATGACTTCCATTCGCTTTTCATCTTCGTCGGACCATAGTGGTTGATCTTGAAAAGTAACTTTACCAGATTCGTCTACAGAGACTTTACTATTACTTGGACTATACTTTCTCATATTTAAATCCTCTTTCGTTTAAAATTTTTCTATTTTTTAAATGTTCTGCTTCTATGTCATCTTTAGATTGACCCATATATTTTACTGCCATATTTTCGTCAATCATCTGCTGATTTAAAGAAACGCCATCGATAAAGAATTCTCCAAGTATACGCCCAAATTTTCCTTTATCTATTTCAGTTCTCATCTGGTATTTTTCTCCAACAATTAGTCTGTCTTTTACATATTGTGCAGATAATTTACCATAGTATTTTTCTTCTAAGTCTCTTGTACGAGATTCAGGAGTATCTATACCCCAGAACCGAATTGTTTGATTTGCATAAACAATACCAAATCCCAAATCAATATCGCCTTTGGCTGTATCACCATCTACGACCTTTGTTATTTTAATATT